TCTTTTTAATGCTCTCCTGCCTATCGATTCCTCGCCCTTGTAAACCTGTTTCGCGTCTAGTTGTTCTTTTAGGAATAGTTTACTGATTGCATCGTAGGAATCCATCAAAGCACCTAGCTGGTTCCCAATGTCTGTAAAAACATCATTAGGATCAGACTTAGCGACTTCTTGAACTCGTTGAACTTCTTGGTAATACTGTTGCTTCTGTGCAGGAGTCGGATTACCACCTGTTGCTTTCTCGTACTGCGACTTTAGATCGTCTAGTACTTCCTTAACATCTCCTGCTGCACCTTTAATCTGCTTGTAAAGCTCACAACCCTTCTTAACCGCAGCAACAGCAGCATTAGCAGCAGCAAGGATCGTTATAGGGTCAATTTCTTACAACCCAAATACCTTAGTTACAAAGATAGTAAATGCAGAGCCTACCAATCCAGAGGCAGACATCAGCATATACATAGCACCTTTGCTTTTGTTGATAACGGCATTAACCTGAGCCATCTCTTGACGTAGCAGGTGGATTTCATTGATTAGGGTACGAACATCAGCCTGTAGCATACCGAACTCTTTAGGGTCAATATCAGACATTTCTAGCCTCTAACTGGTCAATTTTTACACTTAGTTCTTTTACAGCATTGATAAGAGCAAAGGTTAGCTCTGATGTATCCACAATTTTATATCCATTAGCGTCAGTTTTTACACAGTTAGCAAAGGCTGTACCCTCTAGTTCCTGAGCAATAACACCAACAAAAGCCTGTGATGGGCTACCAGACTTCATGAACTCAGCGGTATAACGGTAGTTCTTAGGTTCTACCTGCTTGATCTCAGCTAAACCCTTACCGTAAGCAGAAATATCCTGCTTGTAACGCGAGTCTGAGTACGAGTTAAACGATCCACCACCGACTTTTTGAACGTCTGAGATACTGAAACCGGCTGAGGATGACCCAACGAAAAACTTCATCGCTGAACCGATATAGACCTCCATTACAGCACCAGTCCAATAAATCGAGTTGCCTGTCGATGTAAAGTTATATCCGTTAGGTGAAATGATCCCTGTATCAAATGTCTTAGCACCAGCAAAACTCTGGCTACCTGTTGTTACAACACCTGAAACCGTAGCAGAAGCCGTAGGTAATGCCGACGATGACCAAGACGAGCCGTTAGACGTTAGGACTTGACCACTACCACCCGGAGAGACTGAGGAAATGCCAGAAGTGCCGTTTCCAACAAGAACCGCACCAGTAGATAGCGTAGATTGACCAGTACCACCGTTAGCAACAGCCAATGTGCCAGAAAGAATCAATGTTCCTGACGTAGTAACTGGAGAACCTGATACCGTGATACCTGAAAGGTTAGACTGAAGTGCTACGCTAGTAACCGTACCACTCCCCGGCGTTACAGTACCCCAAGAAACGCTAACGCCATTAGTCGTAAGGTATCTACCTGAGTTACTGGTCTGGCTAGGCATCAACGCATTGATAGCCGTAGAAGCCGTAGTCTGGCCTGTACCACCCTGAGCAATAGGCAAAGCATTAGTTAACGTGACGTTACCTGAAACGCTAAGATCACCACCTACAGTAAAGTTATCTCCAGCCGTACCTGCTTGCTGATCTTTTAACTGTGCCATCAACTCACGGATAGCATTGTTAATCGTCGATGGTGGACAGCCTTCAGCAATGTTAATACCGTCAATATCGGTATTGTTTGCTGCTGTTGCGCTAAATTCGCTGATCTTTGTCTTTGGCATGATTCACCTATTGGATTAAACCTAGAAGGCCGGGAACAGCAAAAGGTGCAGCAGTTCTACCTCTCTGGACAGCCTCAGTAAATGTTGCAGGTCTAGGCGCAAACATAGCTTTCTCGCCTAAACGATAGTATGGCGCAGTCATTAGCGCAGTCAAAGCACCTGCCATCGGATCAACATAACCAGCACCACCTGTTAGCAATGCACCAGTCATACCCCTAGTCGCAGTACCACTATCAGGCACTTTCTGGCCTAGAATCGATGTCGCACGACTAGACAAGTCTTGCATAGGCGCACCACCTCTAGCAAATGCAGCCTTACGTTTAGAAACATCAGATTGACGCACAGCAGCCTCTAACTGAGCAGGAGTAAAAATCCCTTCCTCCCCACGAGTCTTAGCCATAGCTGTCTGCACTCGGACAAAATCACGATAGGCAGAATCAACTTTCTTCAAATCAGCAGCGTACTTAGGATTCTGGTTCCGCAAGGTATTCATGTAGAAACCTTCAAGTTCCTTGAACGCATCACCTAGAATCTTTGTCGATCCAGTACCAGCACCATATGTCCTAGCCATATCCGATAGGTCTTGCTTGATAGCCTGAGCCTTAACGCCACCAACGACACCAGAAGCCCTAAAGTCAGATTCCAAAGCGTTAACATAGTTCTGGAACTGGTTTCTATCAGCCTCTGACAAGTTACCTTTAGCGTAACGGTTCTTGATGGCATCAAAACCAGATTGAACTTTAGGTGTGAACTTAACCGCTAGATCAGGCACTACGTCGTTATATTTGTCTCTGATCGACTTCTCAACAAACATATACGCATCACGACCCACAAGACCTTGAGGAACCTTCAATTTAGAGTCAAGATTGCTCAAAACCTTGTTGTAAGCGGCTTCGTTAAACTTTTCGAACTGTCGCTGTCTAGCACCACTTACGATACCGCCTACCAATGGCAGACTCTCAGCGGCTTGCTCAATCTGTTGAATACGACCACCAAACGCTGAACCCGGAGTCAAAGGAATCCCCTGCTCACGCAATGCGGCAGCTTCAGGACGTACAGCAGGAGCCATTAAACGACCAAGACCGCTTACAACAGCAGTACCAGCCCCACCCATTAGACCGCTAGATACAGCACCTCCGGTTACATCCTCAGTCGCTTTACCAGCACCAGTAGCAGCACCCATACCAGTACCTAGCAATATATCCGTTAGGATTCCACCACCGCGAGTAATCGGCTTTGTAACTACACCAGCAGGTGCAACCATACTAGCTGCAAACTCAGTACCACCAGCCCTCATAGGCTGTTCCTGAGCAAACTGGCCTTGTTGAGCGCGTAGTTGATCCCTAATCTTCTCGTACTCAGCACCGCTAATGCGACCACTACGGACAGCCGCTTCCAGTTCATCAGCAAAGCCAAAGGTTAGACCTTGAGCAGCAGAACGAGCAGTCTCAGCACCCGTTGAATAAGGAACTGGAGCCACTACAGACGGGCTAGGAATAGCCGGAGTTCCTTGCTGTTTAGCAATTTCCTCAAGACCAGCAGTCGATACCTTATCTAGCTTTCCAGCCTTAAGGTACTCTAGGTCTTTAGTAGAAAGTTTGGACAAGTCCATTATTTACCCTTTCTACGATCTAATTCCTGTTGGATAGCGTTTACATCAAACGCAGGAGCTACACCTGCTGGCATATTCGGAGCAGCACGACCTGACTTAATCATGGCTGAATCAATCAGGCTTTTAAGCCGGTTTTGCTTGTCTTTAATGGTTGCTTGCTTATCTCCCAACTGAGGAAAATATGACCGACGATAGTTCTCTAATTGCTCTCTGGTATAAGCAGCACCAGTACCCAATGTCAACGCAGCATCAAGAATCTCTAACTGAGCAGCCTCTACTTGCTGACGAGCTTCAGGATTTGCCAAGTTTTTAAGATACTCAGAGCCGGTAAGGAACCTAACAGCTTCAGCACCAAAATTAGGAGAAGCAGCCGTAGGTTTAGCACCCACAACAGTCTGCAACTGGTTTAGCGAATTAACAACACGGTTCGTTAGGAATCCAGCAGTACGCTCTGATTCCGTTGGCATATTGATATTTGTAGCACCTGCCTTACGTTCAGCAATACGCATCTCATACAACTTATTCTCTAGTTGCATGAGTTCAGCAGGATTCAGTTCTTCAATAGCGCGACCTTGGAACAGACCAGCAGCAACACGACGATCCTGATTCGTGTAATCAGTCTTTTTAGTGACGAACTCAATAGATTTCTGCTCAATGTCTTGTAGACGCTGAGTCAGTTCATTCATCGTTATCGCGCCAGATTCAGCCGCCTGTCGCAAATTAGCAACACGACCCTTAAACTGCTGAGGAACAATATCCTCAACTGCTTGGAAATCAAATCCAGCAACAGCAGAACGGTCTAGTTCCTTATTGATAGTCTCAATCTCGCCCTGATTACGCTTGATAATCTCGTCAGCACGTTTACTAGGCAATGCAGTCAGTCGTTGATTCTGCTCAAGTAGTTGATTCTTTCTTGTCAACATAGCCGAATCAGGACTTGGCCTACCTTCTACCGTTACTGGTGGCAGTTGACCATCTTCAGGCGTAGGAACACCAGACGGTGCAGCCATAGCCGCAGCAGCAGGAGCAACTGATACAGGTGGTGGTGCTGTTGGAGCAGCTAAAGCCTGTTGAATAGGCGCATTTTCAGCCAAAAACTTGATAGCCTCAGCAGGATTAGCCCGAATATACGCTTGCATAGTCGGATCATCTTTAACCCGTGGGTCTTGCAACAACTGCTCAATAGCTTGCAACTGATACTGTGACTGAGCTATCTTTTGACGATTAAGCAACTGGTTAATACCAGCCTCATAGGTCTGACCAGCACCAGAAAACCCTTGAGCAGCAGCCGTTAGAACATTCTGTAACGCAGAACGTCTAGCACCACCAGCACCCATACCCTGAGCCAATGCAGCACCAAAACCTAGCAATCCAGCTAGGTTAGACCGTTTCTGAAGTGCCGCAGACTGTTCTGGCCCTAGTAGACCCTCATAGCCTACTGGTACGTTGCCAAATATGTTAGGTAGTTCTATTGCCATAATGTCACCTACATTAAGCTAATCTGAGGCACACCAAAATTAGACCTTTGACGCTGATCCATAGGAATCTGCTGACCTCTCATCAAACCCATACTCTCGATAGGCTGACGATTCATCTCTTGTTGAGCCAAATTAGAACCAACATTCATCGTAAATGGGTTTTCTTTAGCGAAAGTATTCAACGCTGAAGGAACTTGTTTTAATGTTGCTAATAGACCCGGATTAGCCATCGCAGAACCCGCAGCCGTATTCATAGCACCCATCGATAGCGCAGGATTAGCCGCTATACCAGCAGCCTGAGCAGCACCACCTGTCGCAGCACCAGCAGCCCCACTAGCTGCACCAAATACACCGCCACCGATACCACCTAGCAACGCACCAGTTAGCGGATTACCACCTCTAGCAGCAGATACACCACCGCCTAGAGCAGCACCAATCAACATAGGTTCCATTCCAGACATTATTTACCCCCACCAGAGCTAGTAGTTGTTTCCAATGGCGCACCATAAAAGACGTTAGCAGCACGTTGCAGACGATCTAGTGGCAAGTCTTGTGCAGCAATTCGACCCTGAATAGCCTGTAGATCGTAAGCCTCTCGACCTTGACCAACTTGCAATAGTTTCTGAATGTCTGCGTAGTCTTGAGCAGCCAATCCCGGAGCCATTCCAGCCGCTGCACGTTGTCTCTCTAAGTCACCCGCAGTAATCTGTTGAGCAGCACCTAAAGCCCCTAGACGGGTCTGCAAAGCCTGTTGCTCACCTGCCGTTAGACCACTAGCACCAGCAAAGCGATTCGCTATAGCCTGTTGCTCAAAGCCACCCAAACGACCCATAGCAGCCTCTTGAGCCTGACGCTCTGCCATATAGTTCGCTAGGTAGGCTTTCTGATTCTGTTCTGCTAATCCTCTAGCCAAAATATCTTGAGATTTAGCCGTTTGCTGTGCCATTGCACCTGAACCATAACGACCAGCAGCAGCAGCTTGAGCCTGTAGATTCTTCATGCTCTCGCCAAACTGCTCACCCGCTAGACGGTTAGCCTGTGACAAAGCACCTTGTAGATATTCGCTACCACCACCAAGATAAGCACCGCCAGCAGTAGAACGAGTTAGACGAGCAGCCTCTGACTCCGGCTGACCTTCCATCATTGAACGATAGAAGCCAGAACTAGGATCAACAGCACCCATGCCCATAGACTCAATCTTTGCGGCATAAGGACTCGTATAGCCCATTTGCTGAGAGATTAGATTCTGAGCCTGTGCTGTTAGCGGAGAGCCAGCTAAAGCCCTCTGTTCAGCCATAGACATCGCTTGCTGAGTCGCTGAAGATGGGCCTACTGCCAAAGTCTCAGGAGCCTCTGGCATCGCTTGATAGCGTTTTTTAGCTTCCTCTAAGGCAAAAGTGATAAAAGGCTTAAACTCTGGCCCTATCTCTGTCCGACTTTCTTGTCCACCGCCACCCATATTAGACCTCGCAAATCCATTTTCTAGGACGGAATCCGTAATGACTCGCCCTACGTTGCCAACCCTGACGATGACTGGAAAAGGTTAAGTATTTGACACTAGAATTCTGTGCCATATTCTTAATGAATTGTAAACCTTTTTCAACCACTTGATAATCGTTTTCTACCGTCCAAGCAGCCCAAATATGTAGCTCATGACCTAGCGGCTGCAATACAAAGAACCCTACAAAATGCTTATTTTCTAACGCTATCCACAGCATCGATTTCTGGTTAAACAGATCAACGTAAACATCCTCAACTATCCACGGCTCAGGACTTTTTTCTTTAATCTCATCTAACCCCGGCTTTATCGTAGGCCACCAATTTCGTATCTCCTGCTGCGGTACAAAGTTAAATTCTGTCATCCGACTATGATGTATCCGTAAGTTTTGTCTGCTGTGTTATTTGCCCAATGAGCAACAGTAGCAGACCCTTGTTGCCTATCAGAAACGTATAGGTTCGTCGTTGCAGCCGGAGCTACATAACTTAGCGTAACAATAGCAGAAGGAATCGAAGGTCTGGTAGGACTTGTGCTAGTTGGGTACTGCTCAATAGAAACGCCTATATCTGTTACCCGCCACATAACCTCAACATAATCGCCAGCGTTCATTTCCATAAAAAAATTCATCGCGGCAATTAAGTGACTCGGATCGCCTGTACTCTTTCTTGATGGCATCGAAAATCGGCTATTTGACCCTGCTATATCAGTTCCGTTCTTCCTGAACCATATATCCGTATCCTGAGAATCATTTGTCGTATTCTTTAACTGAATAGAGAACTGAATGTTGTAAATGCCATAATTCCTGACATTAAGACGAGAACTATTAGAAAGATAAACTCCATTGCTATAGTCCGTTGTATCTAATGTAACAGCGTAAGCAGTAGTCGTATTCGCAGCAGTCTGGTCTGTGGTGTCCTGAAACGCCCCGTAAGGAGCCGAATCATTCTCAGAAGCGTTAGATACCGGAATAAAGAAAATCAGGCTGTCATAGCCTATACGCTCGTCAAATAGGGTCGTTGTCGTAGCATTGCCAGTCGCTAAAGTCAGTAAGCCGGTGTTATTCGTCTTACCGTCCATAATCCCACGAACAACCTCAGAAGTCTGACGAGGATCAGCACCGAATACAGGTAATGTCCGAAACTGTGTCATCTCGCCCCTGACTTCTGAATCTCAACATCTACGCCAACAATCGTATCCCATCCAGTATCACCGGCTGTTGTCTGAACCGAAATCCTGTGGAATCTACCGTTAGACCTTAGTGGGCAACGACCATCGCTATTAGCAGCAGAATAGCTGGTGTACTGCGGAGGAGCAGATAAAGCCTGACGAGTCGCTATAGCCACCGATCCGGTAGAGCCATCAACGTAAGGACGAGCCATAGTTACCATACTAGGGCCAGCATCTACGTCACCCGTTGATACAGTCGCAGACATCACAGCACCATCAAACACAATGATCTTTTGCGCCCTAACACCAGCAAACTGAAGCAATCCACCAGCCCAAACAGGTGAATCCAACGGAATATCCAGCGTATCTAGGTTGTTATCGTAGTTGTCAACCTGCTCTAATGTTGCTGAAGGTGTAAGAATGTACGAGATAGACGTTGCATCCGTAGAAGCATAAGCCCATCGCTTCAACTGAATGTTATAAATCAGCAATAAACTACCACCTTCTTTAGCAGGGAAGCACCAAACCGCTAATCCCCTGATAGGATCAATCGTTGCCGACATCGTATTGGCAATATTGGTCAGAACAGCCGTATCAAAGAACCAACGATTCACCTTTTCTAGTCCAATCGGCTGAACATTCTGCCCATCACAGAGATAAAACCCGTCATCAGCTAGGAAATACGTTACGCCACCGAACTGAGTGATAGAACCAGCAGAAATACACCCCAAAGTGCGAGAAATAGCATCAAACTGAAAGAAAAACGGGCTTCCTGAGTACGTCATACGATAAATCGCACGTTCTAGGAACACTAGACCATACTCACCACCCGCTAAACCTGTGATATTCCCACCATCAGGTAGGTATTGAGAGTCAGACTGACTAGAAAAGCTAGGAACCCAGTTTAGTTCGTTGTTAATGTCTGACCAGTAGACCGTAGATTCACCACCGGAAACATTAGCAGCCACCACAAAGTCACGAACTACGGTAACAAACCTAGCTGGTGGAGCATTTCCTGTCGCTGTGATCGTCGTACTCGATACCGTCTGGCTAGAACTGACCGTATAAGTACCAGTTCCACCTACACCAGTACCGTAAGCCGTGATCTTAGTACCGCCTGTAACGCCTGTTCCGCTAATCGTCTGACCTACTACAACACTTCCGTAAGCCATTGAGGAAACAGTCAGCGTAGTACCTGAAATAGACCCTGTGAACTGAGCATCATCTAACCCATAGAAATATGCACCGCCAGATAAATCAAACGATTGTAGCTTGTCTAATCCGTTCGCTACGATCATCTTTGACCCGAACTGAGTCACATCCCATGAGGAAACAGCCGTGTAACCCGTAGTCGTTAACGGATCGAGTGTCGTATCGCTAGAATCAAACTTAAAGATTTGAGTAGCACCAGCCGCAAATAGCGAGTTAGTACCAGCATATTTGCCAGCAAACGCTAACAATAACGACTGACCTGCATTAGCTGAGTAATCAGCAACATCACGAATAGGCGCATAACCGTTCATTACCGGATAACAGTTCTTAGCATCCGTTACGCCGCCAGCAATTCCCGGCTGGTCTGGTGTCCACTCACCAAAGTTTATTCTTGTCGTTGCCATGTATCACTCACCGGAGAAACTTTCGTCCATTCTTCACCGTAAATCATGCCGTCAGCAGTTACCACAGCC